TCAGCTAAAGCTTCTGTTTGGATAAGATCCTCTGCACCCTCGCGCTCTGCGCTTCTGATAGCGTCTGGTCCTGTTCGTCCACCCGGAGGTACATCGAAGCTAGATCCGAGTAACGGGTTTTCTCCTGAGATTTCTCTGACGGTTTTAGGTTCATTGAAGCCACCGTTGTTGTCAATTTCTGCATAGCCATCTGCCACGCCCTCCTGTTTTAATGTTTTGTAAGTAGCTGAAGGATTAGACCCAACCCGATCAAGGTACTCTGGGGGAATAATTCTTCCGGTAGACACAAATCGCCGGATCATACGTTGAAAAGCGTTCTCAGGAGTTACGTCCATATTTACAAGACGAACTTTGTAACCCTTATTCTTATATAGCGATATCACATCACGAATACTAGAGGCTGAATAACCTACTTTTGGCAGCACAATATTTGTGCCACGCTCTATCATTAATGCTTGCAATTCTTTTGCTAAATTAGAACTTTCCTCATGCACAGCAGAAGCCCCAATGCCACCTTCATATTCTGGCAAAGTCTTTTTGATCTCGTCACTATCGAGGATTGCAGACCTGTTAGCTATGGCTAACTCATTTGCTATGGTGCTTTTACCAGCAGCCGGGGGACCAAGAACTATAGTAAGTTCTTTGTTTGCCAATACTGGCTCAACATCTAAATTTAACTCTTTAAATGCCAAAGCTTCAGCGTCACGCTCGAACCGAAGCATAGCTTCATCCGTAGAAACAACATCCTCACCGTTTATTTTGTAGACGCGAGAATTGTGCCAATCATCTGAATCATAGCCATCAATCTTAACGGTATCTGGCCTAGACTCAATTTCATCTAAGGCCGACAAAACAGATGGATGATTGTCTATCTGTTCTCTCGTTGAGTTCTGGTCCAGCAATCTGCTGAGATCTTGCAAGCTACCAGGCTCAATCTCATCAGCACCAAACATATCGGCAATAAGCTGATCTGCCTGCCGTTCCGAAGCTACGCCTGACGGCTCATCGAATCCTTCAAGGGCTGGCTCGTCTGTAACTTGAGATCTAGTGATCTCCGGCGCACCATCGACAGCGCGTCCAATGTCGCCAGTAGATACGCGGTCGAAGTCGCCCGATTCAATTGCTCTTCTGACAGCATCGAGGAATCCACCTGTTGCTGCGACATAGCTGTTTGTGTCTCTGGCTGTTCTTGCTGCATCATTGAGGGCGTCTGAGAGCGGCCCTTTGCGGTTTGCAAGCGTTTGGAGGAGCGCGATCGTTTGGGCATCTGTATTCGCCTTTCTTTGGTTTACGTCCTTTACAAGAACATTTCCTTCTGCCTCTAATCTCTCAGAGTTTCTTACAAGGGTTTCAAATGCTGCCTTGTCACGGCGCAATTCTTTATAAGCCCGGTCCAGAACTTTAGCACGTTCCACATAAAGGCTTTCAGTTACCAGCTCTTCACCAAACAATGAGATCTGTTTTACCTGGTCGGCATCTGATTCGCGTACCTGACGAACAATAGCCTCTGCCTGGAAAGCATTGCTGGGATCTGCCTTAGCCAAAACCTCAATAGCTGCGTCCTGGAGACCTTCATCATCGATCAGCCGACCCACAATCGCACCGTAGTTTGGCGGCACAACTCCGTTTACAACAGCACCAAACGCAGTATCACTTAGGCCCATCATGTCCCTGGCTTGCCGTACAAGCTCAGAGCGTGGCGGAAGCTCAGATATGCGACTAGGATCTACCCTGAGAACCTTTGCTGCATCTATGGACGTTCCTGTGCCTTCTGCGATGTTCTTCATTGCCGCGATTACACGGGCCTCTGGTGGCGTTATGCCATCTGTCTCACGAAGCTTGTAAGCAAATACCCGGATATCCTGAGAAGGATCTTGTGAACGTATGCGCTTTGCCAAACCAAGGCGCTGGTGTCCATCTGCAATAGCCATCCGGCCATCAGCATATTCATAAACAGTAACAATACCGGCCTTGTACTTATCCCAGGTAGTAATCCCCTGGAGGCGCTCAGTCACACCGAACTCATCTCCGCCCTCTTTAAACTGGAATGTCTTGGCATCCACCTCAATATCCATTGGGTCAAGATCGTAAATGACGCCATCTAGGTTATCTACCGATCTTTGCGCAGCCTGGGGACTAATTGGCGAAGTTGGCTCACTTGGAATGCGAGGTATTTCGCCCTGCCGTACAGCAGCACTAGCATCTGACAGTCGTGCCTCATGTTCAAATTCAGCCTCAATGCTGTTAGGAGACTGTAAAGGGTTAGAGGATTCAATGTCAGCTTGGTTGTCTAACGCATCAACTATAGCTTGGTCTTCTATATCCAAAGGCTTTTGCAATTTGTTCTTGAGAACATTCCAGCCTTTGAGACCCTGCTCTCCGGTCATTCTTATAGTTGCACCAGCAGCAGGCAGAGCCGCGCCGAATGCAGCTTGCATACCTACGTTTTTAATGAAGTCCTCATAACTGTACTCTAGTCCAAGTTCGTCATACCATTCCTTAACATCAAGCTCTGTTATAGCACCAGCACCAGCGTTCACAGCCGCGCTTTGCGCTATGTTTTTCCAAAGAGTTTTGGACCAACCTCCGAATGGCATCGTGTAAAGTGTGACAGGATCTCCAAATCCAGTACCCATTGCTCCAACGAATCTTGCTGCACCCCTGATAAAACCAGGGTTATTTCTTACAAGCTCCGCCATTTCCGCTTCTTTGTTCTCAACAAAGCTTTTCATGGTATCGTCTAAGAATTGAGGGTTTACTTTTTTCAGTTCAGCGGGAAGCCAATCGCTATTCTGTTCAATATAAGAATAGATCTCTTCGGTCTTTGCTCTGTATCTTGTAGGCGAATTTTCAAACAACCAAATTGCTGGATTTTCAAATTCATTACCAGTTGAATTAAGCTCTTCAACAATTGGAGACCAAACATCAAGCAACGTAAAGTTCTTACTGTTAGAACCAGTGCCGCCCGTGTATTTCGTGGCATCAAAAGCCTTTGTCAAATTCTCCGTAATAGAATTAGGTGCTTGAGATATCGCGTTTTGAGGAAGGAAATCTAAGGAATCTGGTTTGTCAAAGTTCATTGGACGGCCTCAATTAACTTCAGAATATCGAACCTAAAAGGTGCGCCACTTAAATCAGAAACATATTTCGGCTCACCGTACTGAGTTGACCCAAAAGTAATACCGGCCATATTGCCACCCAGAGAAAGAACCTGCCAGTCATTTTTAGTATTTATTATTCCGTCACCATTTACTGAACTCAAAATACCCGCATCTACGACCTGATTGCTTGCTGCATATGCGGAGCTAAAATCAATATTGTTTAGTGCGTTTTCTATAGCTTCAGCACTAACACCGGCAGGCAAAAGAGTATTTTTTCCGCGAACTTCTTGAATGCCGCCAACAGAAACCCCGTCAGAAGACTTCATTCCAGAAGCCATTTCAATTGACTCTCTCCATAAGTCTGCGGAAAACTTATCTTGGCCTTGAGAAATATCAGCGTAAATCAGTTTTGCAGTTTCCTGTATTACCTTTTTGGTATTAGGTGCAAACTTCAAAGCCTCGTCTGTTAGTTCCAAAAATATAGATTCTGTGTTTGTAGGAGTAAAATCATTTATCTTGTTGCCAGCTTTTAAATACTCAAGACCCCGAAGCGCAAAGTTGGCGGCGCTCATATTTCCTTCATTTACCAAAGCGCCGATACCAGCGAACTCTGGGGAAGAGCTAGATATTTCTGAAAGCATCTGTGGAACCGCTGGACCTCCTCCTTCGACAATACTGCCGAGGAAAGACATCAGTTTAGACCTATCTGTTTGGGGCGATTTTAAAAACTCTGTAAGGAGATCTCTTTCCTGAGCCGTAAAAAATTTAGGCTCTACGCCATACTTAGATGCAATCACCTGAGCGTCAACTACACGCTTCTTAACATTAGCTATAACATCAGGATTTTGTGCAGTTGGATTTATTGTGGAGATTTGTATTTGATTATTGTTAGAATCTTTCACTCCAACATTCATAGCAAAAGTTAATGGATCATCTGCAAGTTGAGTTTCCATATTGCTCAACATTTTTTCAGCAAGGTTTAATTGCTTTAGCTCAATAGATGTATCAACCCCCTCTGCACGGAGACCAGACATATAATCAGCAATCTGCGCTGGGGTATATGCCTGCAATCGAGATCCAAGCTCACCGGTTTCTAATAAAGTTCCAAGCTCTGCTTGCAGATCTCCACGCAAATTAGGTGGGATTTCAGAAAGTCTTTCCACAAGGCTCGCCATGTCTTCAGGATTTACGGCTATTCCCTTGTCAACGATATCTTGGAATGTGCTTACATCGCTTGATAGGGCATCAACTATTGGCTCAAACTGTGCCTTTTCCGCATCAGACGCAGCCTTCATAGCTGTTTTAGCGGCTGTTAAATAAGCTTGAGCAACCTGCAATGTTTCAGCTTCTAGCAAGGTATCAATGCCAGCTCCCCCTAATCCCTGTATCCCGGACTTGAGAGACTCAACTTCATTGTAAAGATCTTCAGCCGTCATGGATCTATACACTGATGCATTTTCTGCGTTGAACTCTAAATCTGCAATAGCAAGTCTTGCTGCTGCGCCTTGATCCCCCAGGGCATCTGCGCGCTGTTTCAGAGTAGCAACTTGTTTTTCAGAAGGCATCCCACCCAAAGCAAGAACTCTTTCAAGCTCTGCGACTTCCGATACAACAGCGTTATTCTCACCCCTAGTTACGGCAAGAGCGGAGTTATAATCTGCGTTTAGTGATTTTCTAATGCCTTGCGTTTGGGATAACGTCATGCCAGGGAGAGCTTGAGTCTCCATGATTTTAAGCATTTCTTGCTTTCCCTCAAGTGATGCAACATTAAATTCATACACTAGCTTTTCTTTGTAAGCAGCATTGTAAACATTCTCTGCAAATTCAGCGGCTTCAGACTCTGTAGCACCAAGCCCGATCTGAAGCTCTGTTTCAACGGCGATCTTCTTGTTTATTTCTTCTATGGTCATGCCGGGAAGGATTGCCGATTCTAATATGCCCTTTGCTCCACGTTCAGCAGCATTAGATCTTTTTATCGCCTGCTTTTGAGCCTGCAATTTAACATAATAATTAGAATACTTTTCAGTTGCCGTAGCAGCAGCACCTTGCAAATTAACTTTTAAGACAGAAGATGCAGTTGGATCTATTACCCTGAGAGACTCCGAGTAACCATCAGTTACATCTGCAAGCTGTGACTGAATGACCGAGAAGGGAGTTTCATTCTTTTCACCGTCAGTCAAAATACGGGAGATCTCAATCTCAGCAGTATTCTGAATTTCAGCAACAGCAACGCGACTTCCAAGCTCATACGCCGCACGATCAGCAATGGTAAACGCACCACCCTTTTCATCAATAGCCTCTAGTGTTGAGACCGCGCCCTCTTCCTGCACTCGCTCTTGACCGCGAATTGTAGCAGCCCTAGCAGCTTCCTTAAAAGCAAAGTCGGACATACGATTAAGTTGCTGAGAAAGGTTCTGAGAATATCTTGCCTGCTCCCGCGTATCAGCAAAATCAATACTACCTGGTTGACGGGTTCTTACACCTAATCGCTGATATCGTGGGAGCTGTGCCATTCTTTAACCTAACCTAACTAAATAACTGACCGGCCATGTAAGCCGCTTCGCCAACACTTGCGGCGGCGCTTACGTTTGCACTTAGCTGGGCAGTTCGACCAGCGGACCTGTATATTCCAGCCTGTTGTGTTGCCTCACCTAGAGCGAGAGCCGCGTTGTCCTCAGAGATTGAAAACTCTCTACTGCCTTCCGACATAGCAAACATCTGCATAGTTGCAGCCGATCCAGATGTAGGATCTACACCACCAGCACCGGCACGGGCAACAATCGCCGCAAGTGTTTCATTTAGATTTCGCAAAGCATCAGAGCCTTGCTGTTTATAAGCAATCGCCTCAGATCGACCTTTTAAATCCGCAGCCTGAGCTTGCTGTTCGTAACCCGCTTGTTGAGCGCGACCAACATCTCTTTGCGCACTAGCCTGCCCTAACTTACTTCCAATCGATATGGCTGTAAAAGCATATTCCATTTTAATTCCCCACGCTCAAACGGTACTCAAGACCGAGAACAATCATTTCCAATGGAACATTCTGGCTAATCGTAATCTGCCCCGTTCCGCTATAGCCCAGCAAGCCATGCACAGTTTTTATGCCAGTGAAAGCCTCTACCGGTGAGTCCAGCACATCCTCGCCAAAGTTTCTAAACGAGATCTGCTTGCCGTTAATCGTCATATCCTTCGTGCTGTTCACAATAGCATCAACCTGGATAATACGCTTCTTAAAGCCCTGCACAGATCCAGAAGATAGCACCGGCTCCGCAGGCATTGTTCTAGCCGTGACCGTGTAATTCAAACCAACCTGGTAGCTAGACGTAGCAGCCGAAGCAAAAGTAACTGTGTAGGGAGATGCTGGGACCGTCTGTTCTGGCTCCAGAACGCCATCTCTAATGATCTGGACTGTCTCCCCCTCAAGATGCTGTAACGTCACTGAGGACGCCGCTCCGCCCTCCTTAGCGCTATCTAGCGTGAGATCTGGGTCAAACTTCTCCAGCATATAATTGTCAGTGCCATCAATCGTCCTTTTAACGATCACATAAACGTCTGCAACCTCAACGCCAATTGCTATGAACTCACCATCCGTTGTAAACCGACTTGGCGCAATAACATTCTGACCGACCAAGATAGAGTAGACAGCCATCGATCCGTCAGTGCCGTTTACCACAAACAGGCGATCCGACTCATCCGTAGACGCAGCCCTACGCGCCGCCATATCCACAGGGTTCTTGAGCAAGTGAGAGCTTAACGCCGATATGTTCTGTACCTGATAGGACGCTGTAGTATCGCCAAACTGGAATACGTTGATAGATTTACCCTGGCGCTGAATAAAGATTGACGCACCGTTTAGCTCTTCTATCGGAATGCCTGACTTTGCGCCGAGCCTAGTTTGCGGCCGGACAAAGAAGTTGGACGGTGTAATTGGCTCATTGGTCCCTTGCAGGATTACAAACTCACCACCTGTCGTAAAGATCCGAAAGTCATTGCCGGAAAACAAATTCACAATAGTGTTTAGCTGATTGGTATTAATCGTTGCCTCAACGCTCTCATCGTCAAGACCAGAGCCAGCATTGAAATCAAAGTAGTTGATTACACCAGAACCCCAGATTGTGTTGGGGCGAGACTTAGATCCGCCGAAATACAACCGGCCCTCATGGAATGCAGCAGACCGAGGCCAGCCGCGAGTGTTTGACCAAACATCCTCATAGCCATGCTCACTCTCCCAGAAACCAGCGGTAATGGCGTCCGTGTCAAAGAAGTCCACTTCCGTGACAGCCTTCATAACTGTAGGCGATACATACTCAACATATCGAGCGCGACCAAATGTGCTTGTGACTTGGGCGTATTCGCCAACGGCAGAGGGCGCAAAAGCCTCCACCTTGTAACCCGTGGTATTATCGGGAGCCGTATCCCATGCGGGGTAGACAGTCAGCACCTTAGTAGAGGCTACATAGTCCTCAACGTGCCGAGTCTGACCGGAGCCTGTGCCGGAAGTTAATGTAATGAACATACCATTTGGCTGATCGTCAGTGCCGTAACTAGACGCCGCCTTCAAGGTAATTGTATTCGCTCCACCCGCTTGGGCCGTACCGTTGTCAGTAGTCGTCGACGAAGCTGTGATCGTGATATTGCCGGTTGACGCGCTAGGCGTAATTGTAAAATCAGGCATATGCGTATCGAAGGCATAGGCGTACTGAGGAAGGTTTGTTATAGGTAGGTTTTCCAGCGTCCAGCTTGTGTCACTGTTGCGCACAAGTCTCTTGGTTTGAAGATCCTCATGGCACAAAATAAGCGTATCAACCGCCTGGGTATAGTTAATCTCGTCCAGCATAGCGGTAGTGATGTCGGTCGCTGTAATGTAATCGTTACCAGATCCGTTAATATTCGTTTGCAAGACGCCGGCCTTAAAGACATAGATCCTTTGGTTAACAAATACTAACAGGTAGCTATCATCAACGCTAAACTCAAATGGGATTACCTTGAAATCAGTGAAGCTTGAGCCGAAGTCATAGATGAACTGCGTACCATCACGGCGCTTAAATCCGCCTTGAGGCTGAATGATTACATTCGTGGCTTCCTCAAGAGCGTTTTTGTATTGAGCTAAATCGGTACGAGCGCGGATAAGCGGATCAAGCTCGCCAACCGAGAAATTGGTTTGGAACTGCATAATCCGCATTTTAGTATCTCACATCAATAAGAGAATAATCCTCAATGATCTGCGGCGGCTTACCGCGACTGTCTATGTTCATAGCCTCGCGCATCAGTCCACCCCGGTTTGATTCACCAGGAGACCCGTATGCCAAGGCCCGGAAGTAATCTGATTTGCTGATCTGATCGGTAATTGTAAAGGCTAACTCAGCAGCCAGCGAGGTGCGGAGAAGGCGCACAAAGTAATTTGGCATTTTGCTTTCATCGATTGTACCTTGGTAGTCGATAAAGACCTTCTCGAAATTTGTGTATAGCTGATCGCCGTAGATCTCCCACCCATATCGGACGGGGTTCTCGCCAATACCAGCGCTAGTAAAGAGAGCAATAACGCCTGAGAGCATATCCCCCGGCATCTGATAGGCATACTTCCACTCATCAATAGGAGCAGTGGACAGCCGATTTAGCTGCACTTTCTGAATGCTCCAACTCCATTGGTAGTTTGAAAGCAGCGAATCACGGAGATCTGGATAAAGTCGATCACAAGCCTGGGCTGAGTCAGATCCTTCTGTAAAAGAAGAAATGGGCGAAGCGCCCAACAGTATCAGAGCATCCGAGCAGATCGAGAGTGAAGTATCACCAGCAGCCATAATCGTTCTCCGTAAAGGGTAAAGGGGGCCAGTGGGTCCAGCCCCCTCTTTCTTTAGATTACTGCCGTTGTAATAACGCCAGAGGTGTTGGTGGCGACAAGCGTTTGACCGCCATCGCTGCCGTATGTGTAGATCCAATCACCAGTAGTGATAAGAGCCTCAACTGTGTTGAAATAGCCAGAGCCAGCGATAGCAGCTTTGTTATCACCAGAAGATTTGTAGCTATAGATAGCTGGTGCATTACCGCTTTTAGAAGCGGCAACTGTTGACCAATTTGCTGTTGCGAATGCCATGTCTTATTCTCCTTATTCAGTGCAAGAAATTTTGACAATGCCTTCGCCGTCGATTGAGACGGAACCAGCAGAGAACATGGAGCTAACCAAGAACGATGTCTTTTCTGGGACATAGTTGACTTCGGTTTTCTGAGCCATCGACTCAGCATAGCCCATCGAATCTTTGTGCCAGGCAAAGCAAGTACGAGTAGAAGGCTTAGGAATGCCGCCTTCGTCGCGGTCGCCCATTGTCAAGATGTTGAAGCCCATGAACGTGTTGATCTCACCCTGGACAAGAGCTTTTACAGAAGCAAAGTCTTGGCTTGTGATTTCAGTTTCACCGAGC